GTCGCGGAGAAGCGAGGCGCAGCCGTTCGGATTGCGCTTGCCGGCGTCGGACGTGAAGACCGCAATGCAGCGCTCGCGTTCCGCGGCGACGAGCGCCGAAGCGTCGCGTTCGAATGCAGCTGCGAGCTGATTGCGTGCGTCAGTCGGAAGCTCGGCGAGCGTTGCCGACGCGTCAGCGCCGCCAGCGTCATCGGGATCAACGGGGTCCGCGGGCGGGTCGGCCGGCGGGTCCTGTGGATCTTCCGGATCCTGAGGATCTTCCGGGGTTTCAGGATCTTCGTCGCCCGGGTCGCGCGGGTCGTCGGCGTTCGCCTCCGCGCTCAAGCCAAGCAGGCGAGCGACGGTCGGCATCGAGCTTGAAAGGAAACCAGCAGCCTTCCGCGACATAGAACCTCCTGTTTCGGCAGGAGGAGACGTCACGTTACCGTGTCGGCAGCTCCTGCAGCCGTGCCCAAAGTTGATCCTCGGACCCGACCTCGTCGACCAGCCCTATGTCCCGTGCGTGACGCCCGATATACGTCAAGCCTTCCGTTTCGCGAACAGTTTTTTTCATCGCGTCCACGTCGCCGCCACGTGACGTCAAATTACGTGCCACCGTATCGATGAAGAGATCCCGCATTTCGTCGAGCGTTTGCTGGATCCGCTCGATGGTCGGTTCCTTCAGGTTTTCGTACGGATTCCCTTCAGCCTTCCACTTGCCGGCGCGGAATATCGTCACGCCGATTCCATCCAGCGCGAGCGCCTTCTGTACGTCCGTGTGCATCATGAGCACACCGATCGATCCAACCTCGCCGGTGCGCGGCACGAACCGATAGCCGGGCGTCGCGGCCGAAAAGATCGCGTAGGCCGCCGAGCACGCCATTTCGTTCGCGATCGCCCCGATGGGCTTCACGTTGTCCTCGCGCAGCGCGTAGATGAGGTCGACCAGGTCGAAGCAACCGCTGACTGCGCCGCCAGGGCTATCGATATCGAGCATGATGGCCTTGACGTCCTCGTCTTCCATCGCGGCGACGAGCTTCGTCTTGATGCCGTCATAGCCGGTGAAACCGCTGTACGGATCGAGTCCCCACGTGCGCGTCAGAGTGCCCTCGATCGGAATCACAGCGACACCGTCGTTGACCTCGTAGACGCGATATTGCGCGCGGCGGTCGTCGCGAATATCCACGGCTTCGCGGGCGTCCCTTGCCAGCCGGTCCATGCCGACGCGATCGAGCGTCGATCCGTCCGTTCGCGTGATGAGGTCGATGTTGAGCTCGCTCCGGACGGCGGACAGGAGCACGGACGCCCATTTCTCCGTGACGAACGCGGGTTGATTGAAGAGCTGCTGCGAGACGCGGACGAGCGAACGGTTGCGGGTCACAGTCGGTTCTCCTGACGCTCGAGCTCTTCAGCTCGCGCCTGATCCTCATTCGCCGGTGGCTGCGAGCCCGAAGGATCTTGGCCTGAGTTGCTGCCGTCGCTCGCGTTGGGGTCCGCGTTGGGATCGGCCGGCGGCACCGGGTTCTGCATCGCGGTATATTCGGGCATGCCGGGAATCGCGACGCCTTTAGAGCGCGCGTACGCATAGTCGCGGGCAGTCTGATCGACGTTGTCGCGAAAGTCCTGGCCTTGCTGCGAGGCTTCGAACGTCGGGGACGTCAACCCCTGCTCGACGCGCAGACCGGCCGCGGTAACGTCCTTCTGCGGATCGACCCAGCCCATGCCAGGACCGCGGAATTCGCATTGCGTGAACGCGGCCATATTCTCGTGGAAGTCCGGCCATGTCGACGGCCAGTCGATCCCGAGCTCGTCGGCGCGGACGTAGCACTCTTCGAGCCAGGCGGCGAAGATCGGATAGGCGACGTGCTGGGTGAAGAAGATCCTGTCCAGCGTGACCAGCCGCCAGATATCGATGATCGCCGCGCGGGCGCTCGAGAAGGTCGTCTTCGAATAGTCGCCGCTGAATTGCTCGTACGTGAGGTTGAGCTGCGCGGCGAGCACGCGGAGGAACGACGAACGAAAGTCCGTCGGATCGTCGGCGGCACGGTTGACCGCCTCCATCGAGATCTTGTCGCCGGGCGGCAAAACCGGAATGCGGACGCCGTCGGCCGTCAGCGAATTGTCCTCGTTCTCATAATAGTCGAAGCGCTTGTCGAAGAAGTTGGACAGCGGATCCGACGCGCCGGATGGAGTGCCGGCCGTCAGCTTCTGGATCATTTCGGCGGTCGTGCCCGGCGACTCGATGTAGACGCTGAGGATCGCGTTGATGATCGCCGACTGCAGCTGAGCGTCGTCCAGCCGATCCAGCATCTTCACCGTGCGGAGCGACTGGATGATCGCCGGCATGGCGCGCTGCATTCCCGCCCGGGTGCGTGAGAAATAATGGATGCCGACGGGGCGGCCCCAATCGGTCTCGCGAACGATGCGTTCCCACTTACGTTCGCCGGTGAGCGAATCGGACGGGTGCACGGTCTCGACGTGGTACGCTACCGCGGCGCCGTACTCGTCGACCTCCTTGCCCATCCAGATCACGGGCTTGTTCGGATCGCCGAGCGCGTAATCGGACGGATTGCTGAGGCGATCGACGCTGACGACCTCGATGAACGTCGCGTACTGGCCCTGATAGCGGACCATGCGGTCCTCGTCGTAGCGCGCGATAACCAGCGTCTCGCCTTCCGCGCCAAAGCATTCCCGGCATGCAAGGAACATGAGAGCGCCGAATTGCCCCTGGCGCTGCGCGTCGCAAAGGAATCGGAAGTCCTCGCCCCATAGCGAGAAATGGTTCTCGATCGTCTGGACGAACGAAACCGCCTCATCGCTGTTGGGATCGATACCGAGCGCTTCCCAATTCGGGAGATACTGCAGGCGGAGGTTGGCACCGACGGCGTTGGCGGCGCGCTTCGAGATCCCGGCGTTGATGAGCGGCTGGTTCCGGTCCGCCTCGCGGGCGTTCTTGACGCCGCTCGCACGGCTCGGGTTGATCTCCCGATTCGGGCTGGACGGTGAGAAGATCGCACGGCCGCCATTGCCCCATAGCGCCGGATTGGCGTCGCGGTACGCCTGCCGTCCGTACGGCGTCATGCCATAGTCGAACGCCGGATCACGCAGTGCGGATGGTCGTGCGCCAGTCGGCATCGCGAATTTCTTCGGCGGCTTCAGCGATGTGGTGATAGCGCCTTTCGGCGGCTGGCGACGCGTAGCCATCAGAAGACAACTCCAATTGCACCGCCGCCGCAGCTGGTGCGGCGCGTCATTTCGGCCTCAGCCTCGCGCAGCAGCTCTCGCAGATTGGCGAGTTGCTGGACGCCGCGGCCCTGGGTGCGAGTCCATTCGATGCGGCGGCGTTCTCCGGCGACAACGGAAACGCCGGCGTCGTCAGCCTTGCCGGCCGCGATGATGCGCGCTTTGAGGTCGGTGATCTCGGCGGCAAGATCGTCGTCGGAGTAGCTACCGTAGAGGCTCATTTTCTCGTCTCACCCCTATTCAGTCGGCCCAGCCGATCGAAGAAATCGACGTCACGTGGTCTGTTATCATCGTTACGTGAGTTTTGCGATGGAGTGAACGGCGTTGCCCAGACCGGCCGGTCGTTGAGCCAGTCGATCGCTTTGTTTTCCGGCGCCAGCAACGCACGCGCGACCTCGCACATTATGAGCGTGTCCCACGTTTCGTTCGCGCCGCGCCGGATCCATTCTCCATTGACTTCGACTTCGGCGACGAGCTCGCGGATATACCGATCCTCGATATCGGACGGCAGATGGACGAAGCCAGGGCCGGGCTCGGGAATGTCCAGCCGGCGCGCCATCACGCGTTTGACGGCCGACACGTTGACGATTCGCTCGATGACCGTGACAGGCAACGGACGGCCGCCGTCGTCCTCGCTAATGCGATTGGGCTTGCCGTAGAGATCGCCGAGCAAATGTCGATCGCCCTTCGAGAGCATCAGCCGCCACGACGGACACTTGCCGGCGGCAAGCATGTTCGCGGCCCAGATCCGCGCATTGTTGGTGACGCCTGGCACACCGCCAGTGTCGACCGCCATCTTCGCGATCATCAGATGCTTCGACGGATCCTCTTGCGTCGGATAGGTGAAACTCAGGGCCGCCTCGAGGACGTTCCAATCGTCGATGTTCTCACCAGGATTGATATCCTTCAGACCCATCCGCTGTTTGATGGCGAAGCGATCGACAAGCCAGCATTCGCGACTACGCGACCAACCCCAGACGCCGGCTTCGAAGCGGTTGCCCTGGACGTCGACCATCATAGTCAGGAAATCGACCCCTCGGGGCACGGTCTTCATCCGGTATCCAGTGTCCAGATGCGCCGCCTTGGTTTCCTTCCAGTCGCGCACCTTTCCGGCCGAATTGTCAGGGTCCTCGTGAACCTCACCGAGCGACTTGACGTTGACCTCTTTCAAGAGCGCGGCAGCGTTCTTATCCTGCTCCTTCGATTTCTTGCCGACCTTGGCCTTCGCCTGGCCGCCCTCGTTGAGATAGTTGAGGTAGGCGCCTGTCCATTCCCGAGCCAGCCCGCCGAGCGTCACGAACGGCGTCATGAACGCATGGATGATGAAGCCGGCCGTATCGTGTTTGATGAGCTCGCCGACGACGTTCTCGTGCTCGTCGATCTCCTGCCCCTTGCCGATCCACTGTCCGGTGTCGCGCTCGAGCTGCAATCTTTCTTCGTTCGCGATCTTCCGCTTGCAGTGCGGGCAAACGAGGAAGACGTTAGCTTCAACTAGGTCCAGCAGCTCGTCGCGGTCCATTGTCTCCCCCGCCTCTTTGAGCAGCTCCGGCACGTTCCACGTAACGCGCCTGTCCTTCGGTGCCTCCTTGCATGGGCTTATCAGGTGCGCGCAGTCGGGGCACGTCCAGTACCGAAGCCGGCGATCCGAATCGAGGAGCAGTGACGAAATACCGGCCGTCGGGCCGCGGTCAGGGTGCGATGACAGGTAGGCTTTCGCGAGGTTTCCATATTCGCGCTGGCGGTTGCGGAAGAGAGTTACAAGAGCATTGGCGATTGCCGGCCGCATCGCGTCGACCTCATCGCCGACGATGAAAGCGGCCGAACGAGCGCGCGTCGTCGATGCGTTCGCAGCGAGCCACTCCCAGACCATCCCGTCAACGCGTTTGATGTTCCATTTGGATCGTCCGCCGCGGCCGGAGATCTTGTGTTCCAGCTCATGCTCCTGGAAGAAGAATTCGACGCGTTCCTCGACGTAGCGGCGAAGATCCGGCTCGGAGTGCATGTACCAGAGCACGCCCTGGGCCGGTCCGAACTTGGCGATCTTCAGGAGTTTGTTTTCAGCTGCGGTCGTCTTCACGCCGCGTGCGTTGCCCTGGACGAGCACAATCCGCTTCGATGGATCATCGAGCGCGCCGTGGATATCCTTCACGTACGGCGTCTTCTTCTCGTCGAAATCCATGCTGCCGCCGCCGATCTTCGGCAGCTTGCGATATTTCCTCGCGACCTCGTCCGTGCTGATGAGCTCAATGGGAAGGAGAGCATCGATCTCCGTCGCCGCCAACTCACCCATTTTCGGGTAGACGTCCTCGCTGGCAGCGTGACGAAGCTCTACCTCGAGTGCGCGGCAGCGCGCGTAATAGCCGGCTACGCCATCAAGCGGCATCGTCCACGATCGCCTTCACTGTCTCGTGGATCTTGACCATCGCGAAACGAACGGACGATTCGAGGCGCTGCCGATGCTCCGGCGGCAGCTCGCCGTTGGGATCGATCTCCGTCGCCAGCCCGCCAACCTGGCGCTGGACGGCATTGAACAGATCACGGATGAACGCGCGCGCGACGTCCGCGCGGACGAACTGCTTCTTCTCCTGCTCGAGCCGGAACGTGCGCGTCTCGGCTGATGCCAGCTTGTCCAGCTCGGCGGGCGTCGGCGGCGGCAGCTCCTGGGGCTCGGGGGTTGTCTGGGCTTCTTCGCTCGCTTCACCCAGGATCGCCGCGGCCCGACGCGCAGACGCGCGCTTCTTCGCTCCTGCGTTCGTGAGGTAGGCGATCATCGACTGGATGGCCGGCACCGCCTCGTACCAATGCGTCTTGTCCTCGTGACGTTCGGCCGGAGGAAAATTCTCAAATCGTTGCTTGGCGAGCGTGGTGAACCGCGCATTCGTGACGCCGTAGATCTTCGCCAAATTCTGTTGGGGCACCTTCTCCCCGGGCTTGAAACGCTTCAGCGCCGCACGGAGCGTCGGCAGTCTCTTAGGATCAATTGGAGTCGGCATACCCGCGCACGTTGATAATCGTTTCGTCTCACGTTGCAAAATGAGACAAAACGAAACGTCAGATCGCGGGCTTCACCAACGACTCGACCAAACCTTCGATGACCCCGGGCACGGCAAGGGTCGGCATGGTGACGACGCGCTGTTCCAGACCGGGCCGGCGCTCGATCACATGAATTCCGTCGGCCTTGTGCCGTACATGGACCTCGACGTCCTCGTCCGCATAGGCTGCCTCGCATGGCGCCGTGTATTTGGCCGCAGCGTCATCCATCGCTGCAGCGAGGCGAGACGCCTGGGGAATGGCATCAGCAGTAGTGATCGTCAGGTTGCCACACTCGACCGCCCCATCTTCGTTGAGAAGATCCAGCCGGCCGGCTTTCGCGAGCGCGTTAGACAATTCGAGGAACGTTGGTTTGGAAACGGTGAGGTCGGTCACGCGAGCGCTCCTGCCAACAGCGAAAGTTGCGGCGGTGTCTGCCGCTGACGCTCCTCCTCGCGCAGCCTGGCCGCGCAACGGGGATTGATCCAGACAACCTCCGTCCTTGGCATGGCACCATCGGCGTACGCTTTTCGGGAGTGCCTCTTCCACTTCGCCAGGCGCTGTTCATAGAGCGCCGACGGATATCCGGACAGGATCACCATCCCCTGCAGACCTTCGAGAAAATCGAGGAGACGTACGTGGTCCTCGGTCGTGAGCTCGTGCTGGTAGACATGGTAGCCAGCGCCGCGCCGGCGATTCCCAACTGACCTGGTCTCCGGAAGATAGGGCGGGTCGAAGTAGAAGAGAGTCTCCGGCGTGTCATATTGCTTCGCAACCTTGAACGCGTCGCGGCATTCGATGTTCACACCTTGCAGACGTTCGATCGTCGCCGGCAGCGTCGCGCAATAGTTAACCCATTCCCCGGCCGGCGTCTTCCCGGCGTGGTTCACGATCGACCGAAAGCCGGTCTTGTAAACGCCGGCGGTGCCGTCGCTGCCATAACCCATCCACGAACGTACGAGCGTTCGCCTGGCCCCCTCGACGTCGTCCTTCGTCGGCCGGTACGCCCAATCGAATTCCTTTCGCGCGTATGGCGTCAGGCGCAGCAGCTCGAGCAGGCGCAGAGACTTGTCGGGATCTTGCAGCACTTTGAACAATCGAACGAGCGTCTCGTCCAGGTCGTTATAGATTTCCGCCTTCCGCGCGCGCTCCTTGCGAAGCAGGATCGATGCTCCCCCGCCGAAAGGCTCGACGTACGTGTCATGGGGCGGCAGGAAGCCCAGGATCCATTGCGAGATCATCCACTTGCCGCCGTGCCAGCGGACCAGCGGCCGGGCCCGCTTCTTCCTTTTTGGATCAGAAATCACGAAGCAGCTGCTCCGCTCGCTCGGCCATTTCAGCGTTTCGTGCGGCCTTTTCCTCTCGGCCGGTTTTGGCGCCTGTCCGTTGAGCAATATCCCGATGATGCGTTTCGTACTCTCGGAAACGCTTCGCGGCGTCCTCGAGGTATGTCTTCGTGCCAATCGGGCAGCGCTCGAAATCAGCCATGACGCAACTCCTTCCGATCCGGGAACATCAGCTCACTGCGCGCATCGTCGCGCTCGATTTTCAGCGTCCGCATGTCGCGAAGCGCGGTCTGGTAGAGGTTGCGGTAATGACGCGCGGATCGCGTCTGTCGGTCGACCGCGGCGATGAGTGCCAGCGCGGCCAGCATTGAGATTGCGGCGATGAGCTCGAGCACCTGGTCGGCGCCGATGAAGCAACTCTCATACATTGCCGCGGCCCTGAACGTGCGCCTGAAGCGCCACCAGCCGATCGCGATGACGGGCGAGGCGCTGCGGGTAGTCCTCGCAATATGCCTTCACGAACGGCAGCACCTTGCGGAGCGAGTCCACGTTCGTCAGCGATTCGTGGAGCGCTTCGCGGGCGAGCCCGGCGGGAAACTGGCCCAGGAGGATATGGGCGGCCGTCATGAACTCCTCTTTCTCGGATTGCGGCAGCCCCATGCCCAAGGCGGCCATCACCGCGGCGAGCTCGAATTGCGTGGACTCGTCGTCCATCGGCGCGAGCTTGGCTTCGGCATCAGCGATGAGCGCCGGCAGCGCGACGCGGATCTCCGCCGGAAGATTGACCGGGGCGTTGCAGTCGAGCGCGTTTAACGCGCTCCAAAGCCGTCCGTCCTGCCGCAACCGCGCTACGGTCGCGGGGGTCGTTCGACGGTGCGCCAATGCGGTCTGGGCCGTGTCCATAATTGCCCTCCATGATTTTCGTGAAATTCTTCGGGCCGAGCATCCAATCGAAGCTCGGCGCCCAATCGATCTTTTGTCCGGTCAGCAGCCGTGACGTGCCGATGACGAAGAAGACGGCTACCCAGACCTCCTCCTCACGGGTTGGCTGGGATTGCATTTCGAGCGTCAACGCCCGGCTCCACTGCGGCAGGCGCTCCGACCATTCACTCGTGCGGGTCTCAATTTTGCTGATGCGCTCAGGCGTCAGCTGTCCGTGGAATGGCTTCAGCGCCGGATGCAGGAATGCGAGCTCGTTCCATCGCCGAACTACCATTTCGGGAATTGTCTCTCGCGCGCGCGTCCCCCCCTTTGTATCTATCAGGGAATCACTCAGGGAATCGGGCGCACCAGGTTCGCCTCGTTTGGTCCCACGTGCGCCTCGCTCGGAACCGAGTGCGCTACGCCGATGCGAACCACGTTCGCCCCGCTCTCCAAACAGGTCCGGTTCCTCTTCGAGATATTGAAGCGAACCCTTTTCTTTGCTCGGCCGCGAGCGGTTTTCGACCTCCGGAAACTTGTCAACGGGGATCACATAATAGTTGGATAGATCGTGCCGCCGGACCCTCCGGAGCAGCTGCCGGTCACAGAGCCGACCGATGATCTTCTGCACTCCGCGTCGCGAGAGGCTGCTCTTCCGGCAGATGGTCTCGACGGCGTACCAACAGACGCCTTCGTCGTCCGCACGGTCAGCGAGCGCGAGGAGAACCATCTTCTCACTCGAGTCCAGATCCTCGCGCCACCAGATCCGGTTCATCAACTCAATCGCCATTTCACCCTCTCGCTTCCGGAAACCCTTGGTCGTCGTTGAAGAGACCCGGCGCGCCGACGACGCGCGGATCGTTGCTGTCCAGCACCGCCTGGAATCGTGTCAGGAACTTGCTGACGCGCTTGGTGAGTGCCCCTTCCCGCTTCTTGGCGGAGAAGATCTCGAGGTCGTCGCGAACGGACGATATCTCGTCCGACCACTTGTCCCATTTCTCGGTGCCGTGCTTGGGCTCGGCGCGCTCGAGGTAGTATTCCTCGCGGTAGAGGAAGACGACCGTATCGGCGTCCTGCTCGAGCGATCCCGAATCCCTGAGGTCGGCCAGCATCGGCCGCTTGTTCTCGCGCTGCTCCAACGCTCGACTGAGCTGCGCCAGGGCAACGAGCGCGACATTCGTTTCCTTCGCCGCGGCCTTCAGCGTCTTCGAGATATGACTGACGGTCTCCGTTGCGCCGTTGAACTTGCGGCGTGTATCGAGCCGACCAAGATAATCGAGCACGACGAGCTGCAGTTTGGATCCGCGCTTGTCGAATTCCCGCTGCCGCTTGCGAATGTGCGGAGCGACGTCCTCGACGTACATGACCGGCGGGTCGGAGACCGTAAGCGGGAGATTGGCGATCGCGTCCTTGGCGGCTTCGAATCGCCGCCACTGCGCCATGCTCAGCTTACCGGCGGTAAGCGCTTCGTATGGAATCGGATCGTCGACGTCGTACAGAAGCTCAGCGATGATTCGCCGGCTCGCCTTGCGCCGATCCATTTCGAGGCTGAGGAAATCGGTGCCGACGCCTGCCTCAGCAGCTCCCAACGCCACGGTGCAACCGACGCCCGTCTTGCCCATGCTCGGCCGGGCGCCCAGGAGAATGAAATCCTGAGGCTCCATGCGGCCGCAAGCGGCGTTCCAGTCGTGATATCTGTTGATCGTGAAGCCAGGCTGGGCCGCGCCGTTCTCGATGGCGCGGTATTCCTCGCCCAATTCGTCGAAGGCTTGCGCGAACGTGACCGTGCTCTTGCGAATCTCGCTCGAAACCAGCGTTTCGGAGATCACCGTCTCCATGTCGCCGGCGATGGCCGCGGCGTCGGCGTCTTCGATATCCGTCCGTTCGCAGCGCTCGATCGTCTTGCGCGATATGCAGATGAGCGCGCGGAGATTGGCTAACTGCAGGATCTGGTCGGCAAAATCGCGTGCACCGATGACCGCTGCGCCGGATCCTGTCAGTTGGGCCAGATAAGCGACCCCGCCGACTTCCTGCATCGCCTCATGCGAGTCGAAATAGGGTTTCAGAGTGACCGGGTTGGCTAATTCGGACCGGCCTACTTTCATTCGAATCGCGTCGAAGATTTCGCCATGCAAAGGTTCGAAGAAATGCGTCGGCTGGATCGGCGGCAGATTGTCGATCAAACGATTGTCGATCATCAGCGCACCAAGCAGCGCCGCCTCCGCTTCGACGTTGTGCGGCATCCGGTCCGTATCTGTTGGGTCCCCGCGCGCCACCTTAGGTCCCGTTCAGTTTGCCGGTTTCGTTGCCCCACGTGGTCCAGCCTTCGCGGTCCTCACGGCTGAAGAGATCGAGGTACGGCCCCTCGCAGTAGTTACGGACGCGCTCATAAGCCTCGTCTGGCTTTCGACTGTGCTCACGGACCGGGGACAGGATGATTTCGCGAACATTTTTCGCGATTCGCTTCGCGTTGCCCCTTCGGGCAAGCAGACAAAACTCCGCGTTCTTCCGCGTCGTGAAACCTAGTCCCACATGCAAGTCGTGCTCGGCGGTCGCAACGAGCCGCAGCTGGCGAGAATCATAGGAGCGACGAAGCTTCACCCATGTGAAAGCCATCCCTGAGTATCGAAACCCCCACGCCCGGATGACTTCGAACGCGGCTGGTAGCTGCGGACCTGTAGCCCAAAGGAACAAGTGCGCGTCGGGAGCTGCGATGCTCTTCACGGGAAGGGCCGTGATCTCGTCCAACCGCATCGTTCGATAGTGACACTCGATCGCGCGCGAACTGGTGAGATTACGCGCCGGCGCATAAGATCTGAACGACCAAGGGGGGTCGGCAACGATCGCTTTAAATCCTCCGTTTGTTTTGGGCAGCGTGTCTTCCAGGGCGGGATGGAGCGGTGGTGGCGCGTTCATAGCCCGAGCAACCCGTCGACGCGGTCGACCTCAGACTGCCACTGAGGGATGATGCGAAGCTTGCTGAGAAGGTAGTGGAGCTGCCCGATGCCGTCGGCTTCGTCGTCGCCTTTCGGGTCCCAACCCAGCCGCGTTGCCTTCTGAACGCTGAGCGCTTTCCATTGCTCGCGTTTCGTCCCGCGGGGTTGCTTCCCCAACCAGAACCGGCGCCAGGACATGTTGTGGATCGAATGAGGCTCGCAGTCGGCGCGGCCGCCTTCCTTCAGGATCTCGGCGGCGAGCTCCGCGACTCCAGCCATGCCGATGAGAAGTTTTTGCGTTTTCGGCGACGTCACGAACGACGTCTGGTCGTCCTTTCGGCCGCCGGTTGCTGAAATGAATGTTTCAGAGCCCAAGTGAGCGATCGGACCGTAATTGCGGTCGATCCAGCCAATATGCTCGAAGAGGAGCTTCAGCGCCGGGCCGACGCTCCCGTTCGTTCGGGGTGGTGGCAGCCTGAGAATGCCCGATCGCGGACGATCGAGCTTCGGCGTCCATACCGCCCAGCCCGCATTCCGCGACAAATCATAGACTGCCACCGATCCCATCAGGCGGCCGGGGACGTCTGTTCGAACGCTTGCGCGTCCTCGGAACGCTGTTGCTCGATCTCAGCCGCAACGGCGTCCGCCGCTTCGATGAAATCCGTGTCTCCTTCCGGACCGTCCGGCGCCGGCGGTTTCTCTCCGCCTGCCAGCGCTTTCTTGTGCCGGTCGATCGCATTCTCGCGGCTTGGGTGATCCACGACCTCTGCGCTCTTTGGCGCCATGTCGGCCGTCGAGACGCCGGAATCCTCATCCTTCGGCTTCGCCTGGTCTACCTTCTCCGCCAGGTCGACGAGATCGTCAGCCGGCAGGAGATCGAAGACAGCGGCCAGCCGCATGAACGTCCGCATGAAATCGTAGGCGGCGTCCGTCGTGCCGTTAAGCAATGTGATGACGAGCTTCACCGCCTTGCGGTTGCCGTGAAGGTCGTTCTCGATGTGCTGGTACTTCTGGGCGAGGGCGCCGCGGGCCGTCGCTAGCTTCTCGAGCAGCTTGTCCATCGGCCCATCCTTTTTGATGAGCTCCGCGATCTTGCCGATATCCGCTGCAATGTGCGGCTGAGGGGTTTCTAGCTCCTCTTCTTCGTTCGTCTTTCCAACTGGCATGGTCGTCTCCTTCGTTGATGGTTCGGGCAAGATGATTTCCCCGGCGGCGATCTCGCGTTCCCAGAGTCGCGCTTCCGCGATGCCAAGACCGGCTTGCTCGGCGGCATCGTCGACGAAGACGCCGTTCGCGCGCAGCTGGAAGAACCGTTCAAGTTGGAGGCTCGGCACGTCAGGCGTCCGTGGTGATTCGCCGGGTCAGCCCGTCCAGATGAACGATGAAGTCCGCAGGGTTGATGTGAATGCCGGCGTCCCATGCCCGCTCGAGCACGTGGCGTTGATCCTGGCAGCGGATGAAACCGGCGCGAATCGCCGAGTCGACCTTCGTTCTCGGCCAACCCAAAACGCGCTCCGCCGGCTTCCTGCCGCCTAGCAAATTGATGATGTGTCGCGCCTGGTTCGGCGCTGCCCGTCCACCTGTCATTTCCTATGGCTAGGTTAAAAAAACGACGTTCGTCAACGTTACGACTCACGTTTTTTCGCGGCGCCTAACGTCGGCGACTAGACGCTGGCACGTGACGTGCACGTTTTTTTTTCGACGTGGTATTGCGCCCCAATGGATAATGGCTTTACCCAATGGGGCATCGGCGATTCGTCGCTTAACGCACGGGCACATGCTGAAGGCTGATGAACCGACCGAGGGGTACTATCGAATGCGGCTGGTCCGCGGCGGTCCCCTCGTCGGAATTCGGATCTGGCATGGCCCACCGCTCGAGCCTTGGACACGTGACGTCATGGATCGTGTCTGGCGCTGGCAGGCGGAGGCTGATGGCGAGCTCATCGAGCTCGACCGTGTTTGGCCGGTGTGTCTGAGCGATCCGATCGATGAGAAGGAATATACCTTCCTCGTCGAAAGGTCCCGCTGGGCACGACGCAACGATGCGTACGACCCGAAGGCGACTCCCCGAAGGAAAACCGATTGGGACGATTCAAGCGTCCCGCGTCTGGGATAAGGCAGGGGAAAGTTTCATGTTGAACAAGAATTTCGGGCAGCGCTTTTTCTTCTCGGTCATGACGCTGCTGGCGGCGCTCCTGGTCATCGCCGCGGTAAGCGCGGTCCTGCGGCTCAGTCTGGTTCACGAGCTATGGCTCGCGTCGGTCGTCGTCGCGCTCGTCGCGGCGTGGATCTTCGTCGCACGTCGCGAATACGTACGTGGATACAAGGCACATCAGCGCGGCGTCTATTTCCAAAGCGATTGGTCTCGCGCGAAGCGCATGGGCTGGGCGGACTCCTACATGGAAGACGCCGGCAACGAGCGCGCCGTCCGTGGCTGAAGCGGTCCATCCTCTCAATCTGTGGGATGCCGAGCGTAGCAAGGCGCGAGTCTCCGATATCGAGATCGGGCTGCAGCATCCCATCGACGCCTGGTACTGGCGAGCGAAGGCTGAGGGCCGGATCGAAGCTCTGGAATCCGACGCCGAAACTTTCGGGCTCGTTCCGCACGAGGAGGAAGAGCTGCGGGAGCTGAGGAAGCTGCTCGGCAGGGACGAAGCCAATGGCTGACGGCACGCACATCGAATGGACCGACGCAACGTGGAACGTCATCAACGGATGCACGGTCCTAAGCCCTGGGTGCACCAACTGCTATGCGATGCGCCTGGCGGGCACGCGGCTCCGCAACAGCCCGAGCCGCGAGGGTCTGACCAAGACCGTCAACGGCAACCCGGTCTGGACCGGCGAGGTTCTGTTCAACCGGCGCGTGGCGCTCGAGCCTTTCCAGTGGGAGACCCCTCGCCGGATCTTCGTCTGCGCGCATGGCGACCTCTTCCACGAAAAGGTGCCGGAGGAATGGATCGACTATGTCTTCATGGTCGCGCTGCTCAACCCGAGGCACACGTTCCAGATCCTCACCAAGCGGACCGAGCGGATGCGCGACTACATGCGTGAGGTTCTGGACGAACCTGAGCATGTGACCGCTGCGCGCTTCGCTAATGCGATGCACCACGGCGGAAAGCAGGACACGCCGGCCGACCAGGTCGACATTCACTGGCCGCCGCGGAATGTCTGGCTCGGGACGAGCGTCGAAGACCAGAGGCGTGCGGATGAACGAATTCCGCTGCTGCTCGAAACGCCGGCGGCGGTGCGCTGGTTATCCTGCGAACCACTGCTGGGGCCGGTCGACCTCGACGAATGGTTTGTCTGCCCGAATTGGTCCGACGACATACCGATGGATATGACGACGGGGCTTCGGGAATGCTGCGCTAAATGTGATTTCACGGGCATTGCCGGTTTCGAAGGCCTTCCGCTCGTCGATTGGGTCGTTGTCGGAGGCGAGTCCGGCCCCAACTCGCGGCCGATGCACCCCGCCTGGGCGATCTCGTTACGCGACCAGTGCGTCCAGGCGGGTGTCGCATTCCATTTCAAACAATGGGGTGACTGGCTACCCTTCACGCAGTGCAGGACAAAAGAACAGCGCGAGGCGGTTAGCCGAACGACGATTGAATCCAACCGTACGGGCAACGGAAAACAGACCGTCTTCGGTGCATGGTCTAACGGGCACAAGGTTTACGGCACGCCGGGCATACAGCCGATTCAAATCAACCGCGTCGGTAAGAAAATTGCCGGCCGCGAGATCGATGGCCGTGAGTGGAACGAATATCCGGAGGTTGCCGCCTGATGCTCAACAGCTATCGCGTGAAGACAACCCGCGAAGCCGAGCGGCAGGCGCGGATGCAGCACCTGGCGCCTCAGATGCTCGAGTTAATTCGCCAACTCGGCCGTGTTTTCCGCCAGTACGAAGCGCTGCACCGAGAGAAGGGCACGCCGGAAGGCACCGAGAAGGCGGACAAGAACGCGCACATCGCGGTCCGCTGCGAGGAAATGGTCGACTTCGTTCAGACGGGCAAGGCCACATGAATCACGATCACAACTTCGCTGGCCTGTCGCTCGACGAGCGGGCACGGCTCGAGCTCCAAACGGCGCTCGAGGGCTGCCGCGAGCGATGGGCACAAATCGAAAAAGCGATCGAGAACGCGCCTGCCGACGTCACTACCGAAACCCAGGCTGAAGATTTCACGACGGTCGTCGCGCATATCCAGGCGCTGCTGAAGCGGGTCGATCAAGCGCACGACGACGTCAAGGATCCGTACCTTGCTGCGGGAAGGACAGTCGACAACATCACAAACGCGCTACGCGACCCGATCCGGGCGGCGAAACGCAAACTCGAAGACGCGCTGACGGCCTATCAGGTCCGGAAGCAGAAGATGATTGAAGATCAGCGTGCCGCTGAGCGCCGGCGGGAGGAAGAGGATCCGGAACCGTCATTCGTTCCGCATAGGGAAACCGACCGCCGGCGTGCTCGCGTTCGCTCCGTGGAGGGCGCCAGCGCGCATCTGACGGACGTCGTGCACATCGTCATCGACGACGTGACGAAGATCCCGCTCCGCTACCTCAACCGGCCATCCGTCAGGAAAGCGCTCATTACCGAAATGACGCCGGACGCGAGGAAGGGCGACGAGATCGAGGGAATCACCGCCCATCGGGGCGCTCAATCGAGGGTGAAGGCATAATGGCGCAGGCAGCTCGCAGGAACGAACGAAACAACGACACGGGGAAAGACCTGGTCGTCCAGCCGCCACGGTTGCCGATGCCGGCGGAGGCGGCGCCCGAAGGCGTCAGCCCGGGTGAATGGAAGGCATTGGTCGATGCTGTCTTCCCGTCGGCCAAGACCGTCGACGGCGTTATGCTGGCGATCCGCTATTGCAAGGCGCGCAAACTCGATATCTTTAAGCGCTGTGTGCACGTCGTTCCGATGTGGAATTCAGCGCTGGGGCGAGAGGTTGAGACAGTTTGGCCCGGCATCGCTGACTACCGCACGACGGCGAGCCGCACCGGCATGTGGGCTGGCAATGACCAATGCGTCTTCGGGCCGACGCTGAAAGAGGGTTTCAAGGACAGACAAGTAGGCCGTGGACAGAACGCTCAGGTCCGCGAAGCCGAATGTGCACCTTTCGATTTCCCGGAATGGGCCCAGGTCACGGTCTACAAGATCATGGCTGGGCAGCGCGTCGCGTTCGTCGGGCCCAAGGTCTATTTCAAGGAAATCTTCTCCGGCGAAAAGGGACTGCGCGTTCCGAACGCCAAGTGGCGGCAGTCGCCTATCGGGATGATCGAGAAATGCGCCGAAGCAGCTGCGCTCCGCCGCGCATTCCCAGAAGAGATCGGCAGCGACTACACCGCTGAGGAAATGGAGGGGAAGGTCTACGGCGGCGATACGGTCGAGGCATCCCGTGAGCGGCATGCCGCTCCGATCCCGGAAGAGACCAAGCCAACACGCGAGTCGACTCGCGGCTGGTCCGACGAGATCCAGGAGGAGATCGATGCCATACAGGGCATGATCGACGATCCTGGCTCCGCGCTCGTCGGGCTCCAACGCGGAAAGCAGCACTACCTGAAGGAATACGCCGATTGGCCGGAAGCTGCGTTGAAGGAACTCGGATGCCGCTTCGACACAGCGATCATCAAACTAGGCGGTGAGGTAGAACCACAAAACCAAGAGGAGGAAGACAATGAGCAAGAAACTGATTGATGAAGTGAAGCTCTACGGCGACGGGTTCGGGACGAACGCCGCCGCCGAACGAGCGATCGACGCCGTCACCACGGCGATCAAGCGCGTGGTCTCCAACGGCGACCGCGTCACGATCCGTGGTTTTGGCACGTTCAAGCAGACGCACCGCAACCAGCGCGTCGGCCGCAATCCGCGGACCGGCGAGCAAGTGACGATCGCCGCACGTGACGTGCTGACGTTCAAGGAATCGAAGTAAGAGACGGCCGGCGGGACAGGCGTCGGCCAACCATCAGAAGGAGCACGGGCATGAAATTCGGGCAGATCCTGGCTGCAGTTGCCATTTTCAAAGCATACGACGGAGCATTCGCCCTGGCGTACCTCGCTGGGAGTAACGCACCGCTCGTTACGTTCGCCATCGCGATTGTGATCTGGTTGGTGGTCTCGCTCTTCATCTGGGCAACCCTTTCGCACATCGATCTTCGCTTCGGCCTGGCGCGCACTACCAATGACTGAAGACGTACGTCAGAATTGCCTCGACGTACGTGGAGGCGCGGCAATGTTCATTATGGACGCTCGAGATCCTACCTGGACCGGCCGCGTCATGGCTGAGCTCTTCGCGCATGCCACGAGGACGAACCTCGAGCCGCACAAGTGGCGGCTCGGGGTCGTTAACATGCGTGACGTCTTACGTGCGCGGAATCCAGATTTCTCGAATGAAGCGTACGAACGGCCGGAGACGATGTGGGGCGCCGACGTTGAGATCGTCGCGCTCGGCGACGTCGTGGAGCTCGTCGCGTTCGATAAGGGCGCTCCGCACGACCGTGCCTTCAAGACTCTGGTGCCGCGATGAGCCCGGTCGGTCTGAGCATTGGCTATTTCAGCCCGGCAGTAGAGATCGGCGACGTCGCGGCCTTCTGTGACAGGATCCGGGAGATTTGTCCGCCGACGAGCGAAGCATATCCACTCGCTCGCACGGCCCTGAAGGCCGCGGATGGGACCGTTCCGCTTTTCATGTGCGTCTGCTGCGGTTCCGTACCCGTGCATATCGAGCCGCCGAACGCTGCCGAGTCATGCTCGACGATGTTCACGTTCGTGCTCGAAGCGGAGGAGCGTCCAGTTTTACTGTTCGCGCCCGCTGGGCAGCGCGAGGCGGGTTGTATCTACAAGCCGGAGGAATCCCAAGTCCCGACGATGGGTTTCGGGGCGGTTGAGCTCTGGCCCGGCCGCGCCATCCATTTCGACGTCGCCAGGGCCTTCCACGCAATCACGAGCTTTCCGACGGGAGATACGCCGGCGCGGCCTTCGTCCGTCTTCCTGCAAGTGCCTTGGCCGGACAATCGCGATGTTGGCGGCGCTGTCTGGGCCATGAAGAGCGCGATCCTCGCCGACGAGCGATTCAACGACCTCACGCGGCCGGAGGTCACTCAATGAGCGACACGCCGCAAGCATATCCCCTTTCCTGGCCCTTCGGCTGGAAGCGCAATGTCAATCGTCAGCGCGCTCGGTTCGGGCAAAAAGACTATTCGTCATCGTGGTCGTCGACGAAGGCTCTCACCGTCGCCACCGCACGAAGCCGGCTTCAACAAGAGCTCGAGCGGCTCGGTGCCCGTAATCCGGTTCTGTCGACGAACGTAGAATTGCGCTTGGACGGCCAGCCGCGGTCGGATCGCTCTCCGCCGGCCGATCCCGGCGTAGCGATCTACTTCGACTACAAAGGCAAGCCGATGGTGCTCGCCTGCGATAAGTGGGACCGCGTTCCGGACAATATCAACGCGCTCGCCAAGCACATCGAGGCGATGCGAGGCATGGACCGATGGGGCGTTGGCACGCTCGAGCAAGCCTTTACCGGCTACCGGGCGCTGCCGGCGCCGGATCCTTGGTGGAAGCGGCTCGGGCTGAGCGGACCGACGCGATCACGGGAAGAAATCAACGCTGCCTATCGCAAGGCGAGCTCCGCAGCTCATCCGGACCGGCCGGGCGGTTCACACGATCGCATGTCCGACGTCAACGCGGCGCGCGACGAAGGGCTGAAGCTTCTAACCGCATGAGGACCGCGCGCCACGATCCACGCAAGGACCGGCTGAAAGAGCTCTGGTTCGTGAAGCCGCCAATTCCCGCCGAGGAATTGGCCGAAAAGCTTCAGACGTCGCGGGCGAATGTCTACTCTTGGGCGAACCAGCTGAAGCTCCCGCGACGCATCCCCCGGGGAGAGCACTGGAAGGAAAAGAAGCGGCCGGAACGAAAGCACGGCGGCACTCAGCGACGGTTTGCCGGCGTCGAGAACAGCGCGGGGCCGAAGATCGTCCTCACGGACCATCATCCGGCCGTCCGCAAGGCAACGACCTTCTTTCCCAGCACCGTAATTCCCGCATCGAGCGAGGTCCGGATGCTGAAATCGGGCCACAACAGCCGCAAAATCGGCGCGGTGCTCGAGAAAGGGGCATGGAAAGGGCAGCCGATCTACACGCTGACGCTCGAGGAGCGCGACACGTGCCCCCGCAGCTGCAAGGAATTCGCGACTTGCTACGGCAATAACATGCACTTCGCGCGCCGAATCCACGATGACGGCACGCTGACGAAGCGTCTCTGGGGGGAACTCGGGGCCCTCTCAGCAGAGCATCCGGGCGGTTTTATCGTCCGTTTGCACGTCCTGGGCGACTTCTACAGCCTCGAATATGTCGAGTTCTGGCGCCAGGCGCTTCGCGACTTCCCGAAACTCAACATTTTCGGCTTCACGGCCCGGATTCCGCCGGATCCTATCGGTGTTTCGCTCGTGGAGCTCACAGCGACCTTCTACGATCGCTTTCGGATGCGTTTCAGCGGCGCTGGGCACAAAACCGACTGCTCGGAGGTCGTAGACAAGCCGGAAGACGCGAATTTCGTCCGTTGTCCGGCTGAGACCGATCCTGAGCGCTGCTGCGCGAGCTGTGGGCTCTGCATGCAGTCCAACGTCAGCATTTCGTTCGTGAGGCACTGAAATGCTTGCGCTGCAAGACCTATTGCGCCGGATGGAGCGTAAGTTAGATATCGGCCGCGGGCTGCAACTGACTTACGACGACCTGGCGCTGCTCGTGGACTGCGGCGCCTACGCGAAACTTCAAGCGGCAGCCCTGGACGCACGGGAAAGACAATGCCGCGAACACGTCGCAAGAAACCACTCTATCAACGGGGAAAATACGCCCTCTACGCAAAGGAAGGGCGCCACCACCAAATCATCTGGTACGACGATGCCGGAAAGTGCGAACGACGCCTTAGTGCGGGCACGCGGGATCTCGAAGCGGCGAAGCTCGAGCTCGACAGGATCTACCTCAACGAGAGGCGGTGCCCGACGTGCCACCGGCCCTGGGAAGGCGAGGAAAAGCGCCTCGTCGCCTCGATAATTGCAGACTACCTCCTCGCGCACGCGTCTACTCGGGACACTGAAGGTTCTATTTCCGACCGACTCGACCACGTCTTGCGTTTCATCGCGCAGCTGCCCGACCCCGCCGTCTACCCAGAGACCGTCGACGAACGCTGGATCCAAGAATTCCGCGATTGGCTCGCTGCAGACCCCTATTTCGTCGTGAAGGGCCGATATCGCATCGGAGTGACGCCGGAAGAGGCAGAATCGCTCGAAGAGGAGGGTTTTGAGCCAAGATTCCGCTCTCCATCGACGATCGAGGGGCCGGTAATGCAGCTGCGGGCCGCTCTCAGCTGGGATAAATCGCCGATCCTCTTCAAACCGCGGCAGCTCCGTGAGCTCAGCCGCTCGCCGGAGTACCGAGCCAGCGTCGAAACGATGGCGAGAATGTTCAATTATTGCCTCAATCCGCCGGCGCGAACGGACAAAGATCGTGCCCGAATCGTGGATTCCAGGGCCAATTTACTCGCCTATTTGCGCTTCGCGGTCATCAGCTGGGCCCGGCCGGACGCGATTATGGACGCGTCGACGGCACCGGAGCGCAAGCAATGGTACTCCAAGGCCCGGGTTTTCAACCTCAACCCAATCAGCAGGCGCCAGACCCGCAAATTCCGGGCGACAATCGTCGTTCCTGAGGTCTGCGCGTGGTGGCTCGACAGTTTCGTTGGTCCGGTCGTCCCTCAGGGCCTCTCAAAGGCCACGTGGAGCCGCATGAGGCAGGATCTGGGGCTTCCGGGCGAAGGACAGGCCGGGATGAAGCTCATTCGCCGCTCGATCGCTACAATCGCGCGCAAAAGGCTCGGCGAGGCGCACTGGATCCAAGGGAAGATCATGCTTGGGCACGTCCAGCCCGATATCAGCGACATTTACGCCCTGACGGACGGATCTCACCTGGGCCGCGTGCTCGCGGTCACGACGGGCATCGTCGGGGAGATCGAAAAGCTTGCCCCAGGCGCTTTTTCGGACACTTTTGGGACACATGGGCACAATGTCGTCAGCATCACTGGCGGTAAAAGTGTTTGAATACCAACGCTTTTGCGCTGGTGGGCGCGACAGGGATCGAACCTGTGACCCCACCCGTGTGAAGGCTGGTACACCGGCCAATTTTCCCGGAAAATCGCGGTTGCACGTAACGTTTGCATGCCAAATGCAGACGTCAGCGAACGCTGGATCGCTAATTTTTTGGGACACTTTTGGTACACTACCAAGCTGCAGAGATCGCAGCATGACGCCCAGAACAAGGACTGACGATATGACAAGCGATAAGCTGTTGGAGGAAGCGTCTGAATATCTTGCGGCAGCGCACGAAGCAGTGCGGAAGCCGTGGATCGCAATCGACATTCGCACCGGCAATGTCGGCAGGCAGGGCGTCATGTGGGTAGAGACGACAACTGCGCTCGCTGCCCTTCAGAACGCCCTCCGCGCCAGATCACAGGAAGGCTCAAGCAATGTCAGGTGAAGTGAAGTTGGACGCGTGTCCGTTTCCGCATGAAGTTAAGCGCGGCGTCTTTCTGGAAATCGACACCGAGGACTTCGGCTTCGTTCGCGGCGCTTGCTCGGACTGCGGCTGTGCTGGACCGTATGTGACGCTCGCTAGTGAAAAAGCGTCGGATGCCGAAAAAGCCGAAGCCGCGCTCCTCTGGAACCGCCGCCCTACCGTAGTGACTGACGATGTTGTTGAGCGGGTTGCGGAGGCTTTGGCAAATCAGATCGGAATGCGAAATGGAGCGCCGCCGATCCGAGGCTGTCTGCATCTTATGCCCGCCGAAATGGCCGCAAAGTTTCGAGACGACGCCCGCGCAATCGAAGCCAAAGTCATAGCCCCTCTAACGCAAGAACGAGAGAGGTTGCGAAGCGCATTGAACTTCGCGAAAGAATATCTCGCAGGCGAACTCAACACGGCCACAGTCGCACAAATCCAAGCGATTGAGCATGGTAGCGCCGCCCTACAGACAGGAGGGGAGTGATGCGCCGGATGAAATGGGATCCGGCGAAATACGCCGGCCGGAAGGCTCTCTCGACTATCATGGACCGCCCTCTGCGCCTCGAGCGCGCCGAAGCCGGCAGTCAGCACTGGAAACAGGGCGATCTACGCGTCGTCGACGTCGACACCGGACAAGTCGTCGCCCTGGTCAATCCCCTCAACCTTCGAGATCCTAAAACCGGCTGGGATCTGCGGACCGATTGCTGACGGAGGCGCATGTGGCACGTGACGACGAATCGCTGCGCGAAGAACAGCCAGAGCGGAAGTTTTGGAGCTTCCCCAACCTCGCGACTCGGCGATGGCAGCAATTCAGTACGCTCGATGCGGCGACCGGCATACGTGCTTTGTCCCGTACGTGCACAGTCTGCCGAAAATTTGTGCTCGTTCGTTATCCAGACGGAAATACGACAGGATTAACACCCCAAGAGCTTAGATTTGTGGCGAAAAACCGGACAGCGTGCGAGCCTGATTAGACACGATTAACGTCGTTTCGTCGTTGGGGCCCAACGGATTTTGGGACGTACGTGAACTTAAGTTTAGTTTCTCACGCCTTGTTTTGTGCTAACGGCCCTCCCGCGGGGGAAGTGGCAGACGTTGCCGAACGTCTCGACGATCCCGCAGCTCGGTAACGACGGAAAGGAGACAGGCCATGCCGTCAAAGAAGTCATTGGATCGCCGCCGGCAAGTCGCGGGGAAGATCCTGCATATTCGCAACGTCCAGGGCGTGAAGCGCGCGGACATACCCGCAAACGATGATCGCGAGTACGTGCCGATGGAGCTCTACATGGAGCTGCTAGGCGACGGAAAGAAACTCGCGGGCAGCATCCTCTCGTCCAAGGACGATCGCGGCTTCCTCGCGCGTCTTGTCGGCGGGAAATAGGCGTATCGATTGGTCGTCCAGCACCAGATCCTGCCCTCTCCTCATCCCGAGGCGTGGAAATGCGGTTGGTGCCACGGAAGCGGCTATCGCGGCGAGAAAGAGCCCCAATGCGGGGGCTGCAAAGGAAGAGGCTGGATCCTTCCCGAACGAATTCGGGAGAATCCAGCCTCGCCTCCGCCGGTTGTTGGTGACAGACCGACCGAAGGATCGCTCCTCTAGTCGCCACCCTCGAGACGCCCGAGCGTGCCATTGGCATGCGCGTTCATTTTTTCCATCAGGGCCGCGTGCGACGCGTCGGCATCGGCCGGCGCCGTACCCCCATTGAGCACCTTCACGTTGCTGTAGGCGTCACTCACGGCCTTGCCGGCTTTGACCAGGTCTTCGATCGCTCCCGCTCCCGGGATGATCGAGGTCGCAATTGAGCCGGCAAGCGACCCAAGCGACGAAAGAACGGACGTCAGGTTCATAGTTGCTCTCCTCGATCTCGTTTCAGACTAGGCCGCAGCTCGCGCCAGGACCGCGGATCTCTCGCCGGGCATTAACGGCGGGGCGGCGAGCCCTGTCGTCTTGTGCGGCAGCAGCGACTTGAACTGGCTCACCAGCGCATCGGCTTCGTCGAGCGCAGCCTTGGCGCCGGCCGAATTGCCGGCCTTCAGGAGCGTGTCGGCCTTGTTGAGCGCCGCTTGCACCTGGCGGCCGATCGACGCGATCTGCTTCGCGGGAGCTGAGCCGGGCACGATCAGTTTCGCGTCCATCGCAAAATCCAGCCCATAGAGCGCGGCGTCGAAGCTGTTAGCCGCTGCATCGATGCTCGATTGGGCGACGGATAACGCGCTGTCGGCCGCACTATGGACGCTGGTCGTTCCGGCGGGCGTGCACGCGCAGAGAGCGAGACAAGCGCCGGCGACAAGGATCAAATGTCGCATGTTCCTACCTTTCGTTCGTGGAGAGCGCGCCGACGGGTGAGACGACGAACGGCCGCGCGCTCGCTGGTCGTACGTTGTATGCCGGCTCGCGGCACGCATGCAGACGCGATTTGGCGATCCGCGTGATCGTGACGCTGTCGGATTGGTTGCAGCCGAGCACATGGTACGCGGCCGAATCCTCAGCGATGTAGAGAGCGACGTGCCCACCGGCATCGCGGACGAAGGTCAGGATGGATCCGAGGCAGGGCTGTTTCGCGGCGACGCCGAAATCGCCCCAATTCAGCGCCCAGAGTGGATGCGCTGGGATTTCCGCTTCATATCCTGCCTCGAGGGCGATTTTCCCCATGCCCAAGCCGCACCACGGCACTGCATCGGACGTGTACCCTGCGACGTCCTTGCCGATCGCAGCGAGCTCCCTCTTCCAGCCCATGATTGTCGGGCTCGATCCGGCACCAGGTGTTTCTTTCGTCCCAAGAAGGCTGATTCCGGCGACAACTAGCCGTGGCAGCGGGGTTTCGAGCGCTAGCCAAGCGTAAGACGATGGTACGATGAGTCCGGCGTGGTCAGCGGTGTCCGCTCCTGGCGCCGGCGCTTTGAAGCCAGCCTTCGCAAACAACTCATCGAGCCCCGAGTCGACGCCGTCAGCCCAATCGTCGTCGATCGGGCCGTTGTAGAGACCGGCGTTCTTCAGACGCTGCTCGAGCGCTTGGAAACGCTGAAGCGTGGCCGCGGCGGCTAACTTCGTCACTTCAGGATCTCCGGATCTTCGTCCGGCTGTTCGTTTGTGGGTGCCGGCTGCACGACCGTCGTCGGGGTCTCGATCGCGGTTTTTAGAGTCTCGGCCTGGCGGGCAGAATTTCGCTCTTCGGCTCCGGTCGTACGGAAGATGGCGCCGTAGATCTGGCCCAGCTGGGGCCCGAGCGCTGCGAGCACGATCATCGCGAGCTCTTTTTGCTGCGGGTTCAAACCCGCGAATCTGATGATCCAGGCGGCGACGGCGAAATAGCCGGCCGTAAAGAATGCGCCCAGGACGAGCTTGCCGTCCCATTTCGGCATTTCGATCAGCGGTCGCATTTGAGGCTCCTCTGAGGGCGCCAGCGCGGCCGCCCGATCCCTGTCCCAAGCCATTTTGTCTCCTGTCTCGACGTCACGTGCTTACCACGCGAACGTACGTTGTTCCATCGTCGCTCCTTCTCGATTTTTTTGTCCCGCAAGATCGCCTCTCCAACGGTCTTTGCC